GTAGGACTGCCCAGGCCGCCGGCCGGTAGGCTGATGAAGCCGATGGGGTTGTACGGCTGGCCCACGGCATCGTCGAAGATCGCGGGCTCATATTGGGAGACCGTCACCGTGCAACCATCGTCGGCGGCCATGTTCCAGTCGGTGACGATGAACTCCCCGATGATGTTCAGGGACGGAAGATTGACGCGCACTACGCGCCCCGGCCTGCAGTTGTAGCCAGCAAAGTTCATTGGCAGCTGGAGCGAGCCGCCGGCACGCGCCCGGCGCAACTTGATATTGGCCAGGCGCTGCGCCTGGTAGGCATCGGTCACATACCCGAGCGACATCGATTCGGCTGCCTCGCCACCGTCCTCATCCACCCATTGCTGAATCCGCACTTCGGGAAAGTCGGTCTCGGCCCAGGTCTGCGAGGGATCGATGAACGTGCCGGTGACGATGTTGATCGCAGAGTCGTTGTTGACCTCGGTGGTGCCCGAGACCGTGCCGACGATCATGTCCTCGGTGATCTCGAAGTCATACGGCCCGTAGTAGGCACCGGCCTGCATCATCCACTTGCCGCCGACGCGGATCAGTTGGCCTGCGCAGGATTCCTCCAACTTCTGGATAACCTGGGTGCGCTGCTCGTCGGCGCCGATAACACAACCGGTACGGTAGCGAATGCCCGCCGTGCCGTCGGCGTTGGCCACGGCCTCGTCGCACACGTTCGCAGCGCTGGCAAAGGTCTCGAAAACAATCTCGTCATCCGGCACTTTGCACCGGGCGCGCAGGAACCAGAGCATGTGCAGCGCCGTGTTGTCGCTGTAGCCGGTCATACCGGTGCGCGGGTCGTAGATATCGTTTCGACCGCGCACTACGAAGCGCACGTCAGGGATGCCCGACGGGAATTTCTCGGCATTGTGCTTGAGCGAGAGCCGAACGAACGACAGACCCCGACCGATTTGAGTGTCGCGCCAGTCGCGGCAGTTCGCCCTCAGGAAGGCATTGACCTGGGATGGATCTACCAGCAGCTCGTAGGAGGCATATTCACCGTAGGTGGCGATCTCCTCCTCGCCCAGATAGATGCCATCCAGTCCAGCGATTGCGCCCTCGCTGAGTACGTACACCAGGTGCACCCACTCGCCATCGGTCTGATCGCCAGTCTGCTCCTGGGCCCAGACCAGAACGCCACCGGTGTTTGCTCGCCCGAGGATGAACCGAGCCGGGGCTTTCGACGAGCGCACAGTCTGTGCCGACGGCTCGCTGCTGACACTGCCACCCTTTAGCGCGGCATCCTGCTGAGAGCCGACAAACAGGCCCACGGCCCCGCCGATGATGGCGAAGCCAATGCCGCCAGTGACGAATCCTAGCGCTGCGCCGGCGGCGACCAGCGCAACCTTCCTGACTGCCTTGCTCATTCAACTCTCCAGACAACCAGGGGCTCGCAGGCGATACGCCCTACCCCATCCTCGGTCACCGACCAGAATTCGCCGGCCCAGAACACCGCCACGCCGCGGCCGTTCTCGCCGTCGTACATCGCCACATCGCCGCGCTGAATGAACGCTTGGTTGACGCGCTGAAAGCACGCGTCCCAGGCGCCATCGAGTGAGCCGTGAATCTTCTTCAGCAGGCGCTTCGCACCGGTTTCGGTGGTGTAGCGGCCCCGGTACTGCTCGGCCGGGTCGGTACCGCAAACCGCCACCGCGCAGTCGGCAGCGAACAGGCAGCAGTCAAATTCGCCCCATGAAAAAGGCCGCTCAGTGGCGGCCTTGATCGTGTGGGCAAGTTGGGTGGTCCAGTCTCGATTGCGCATGGTCTACTCGTAGCTGAAGGAAGGTGCGTCCTTGCTGGCCCCCCAGTAGATGGGCCAGTCGGCCATCTGGGCGACGGCAAAGAAGAAGCGGTCATCCTGATGGCGGGCGCGGTGGTTCTCATCGGTCCAGCGCTCGGTGGCGATTCGGCTCCACTCGGCCATGCGGTCGATGATCGGCACCCGTATGGCGTTGCCGTCACTGCCGTTGCCGCTGTAGGCGAACTGGGCCGCGTCCATGCGCCCGCTGAACAGAATGTCGGCCGCGTACTCGCCGGCCTGGTTGATCACCACGAACAGCAGCTTGGCGTTTCGCCCGCGACAGCCCTTCAGGCTGGTCTCGCTGATGATTGTGGCGTCCAGTCCATTGAGGGTTAGTTCGACGCTCATTGGCGATCCAGAGCTGCTGCTCTCTTGGGCCTGGCCAACTTCGCCGAAGGTGCCGACACCCTGGTAGGTGATGCCGTCCAGCACCAGGTCACCGGTGCCGGTATGGGCGAACACCATGCCGTCGGGGAAATCCAACTGACATGCGTAGACCGCCATGAAGCGGCCTTGGCCGATGATGTCGACCACTTGCTGGCTGAAGGGGAATGAACCCGCCATCAGAAAGCCTCCCTGAACTCGAGTGCGCCATTGGCCACCAAAGGGCGCAGCGTCAGCGAATGCGTGTCACTGGCTCTGCGCATCTCGGCATACGGCGCCTTGTATTCGACTGCGGCGCCAGCAGCGATGGCCTTGCGGATCGGCTTGTTCACGTTGACCACCACCTGGCCGGCAGCGTCAGAGGTGGCATCGTCGATGACTTCGAACATGACCCCGCCGATGGTGATGTAGTCGCCCATAGAGAACACCTTCTTGTTCGGCGTCACCCCCCCCAGCCGCATCGAGGAGGCCTGGGCAACGGCCGCGACCACCACGGGCTCTCCAATCGAGTCGGTGCGCGTACGGGTGAAAGCCGGCAAGTTGAAGGTGTTGAACATGCCCTGCAGGCGGCCAATGAACGCCGTCAAGATTCGTTCCTCATCCCGGGACAACGCGGAGAACGTCAGCTGGCACTGCCAGTAAGCCCCCGGGTAACCCACGATCTGCTGGGCATTCGACAGAGTCGAAGTGAACGCCCGGTTGTTGTAGACGACGCCCCAGGTCATTTCACTCGGGCACAGGCCTTCCGGCCATGCGATTGCCATGTAGGTACTCCTGGTGATCGGTCTGGTTACTGAGAAGGGCCTTTGTGCAAGTCCTTCAGGACCATCTGATAGCCGAGCTGCGCACCCTGACGTGCCGCTTCTTGGATACGCGCCAGCAGCAGCGCCTCAGCAGCGGCTTTATCGGTGTCCTTCTGACATTGAGCCATTCATGTTCTCCTGGCTGTGTATCAGCCCTTGCGCAGCTGCTGCCGCGCAGGACCGTTACTGCGGAAGTCCTTGAGGACCATCTGATAGCCGAGCTGGGCGCCCTGACGTGCCGCCTCTTGAATCCGCGACAACGTTGCGTCGTCGGCAGAGCCCTGCACCACGATATGCTGCTGGATAGGCGGCATCGAACTGCTGACACCCTGGCCACTGCTGGATGCCTGAATGTCACTGAGGGTGCGGTCGAGCTTGGCGCTCGTCCCAGCAGTGGTAACGCGCTCCCCCTTCTGGAGCAACCAGGTGCCTTCACGCGGCACGCTGTCGATACCATCGTGCGCCATACCGACTAGGGCCAAGCTGCTGGCCAAGCCGGTGGTGCTGGTGATGGCAGCAGAAGCCGGCGCGGCGTTGGCACCGAACGACGCCAGGGAGGCCATAGCAGCCGCGGGAGCGTAGGCGGCCGCCATGGCAGTACCGGTCGCTGCGGCCAAGGCGGCGGACGACGCCGCAGCCGCATCACCGATGGCCGCATTGACCGCCATCTGCAAACCGACTTTCACGAGCATGTGCAGCAGGTCATCCGCGATGCCCTCTGCGAAGTCGCTGAAGTTGAACTCGCCGGTTTTTACGAACCCGACCAGCTCATCTTCCAAGCTGCCGAGCGCGTTACTCGTCACGTCGTACATCTGCGATGACAAGTCGCGCGCGTGATCGGCATAGTCCTGCCAGGCGTCCTTGGCGCCATCCAGCCAATTGGTCTGAAGCTCATCCTGCTTGCTGTAGTAGTCGACCTGCATCGACAGGCGCTCTTCCAGCGAGGATTGCAGCAATTCCGTTTCCCGCTTGAACAGGCTCTCGCTGATGTCTCCAGAGTTGCGCTGGGCCTGTAGATCGGCGTACTTCTGGTCGAACTCCTGGCGTATCTCAAGAATGCCCTGCAGGCGCTCGCGGGTCTTGTTCCCCATGCCAGCGCCTACAAACTCCATATTCAGACCAGACTGAGCTGTCGCATTGGCCGCGGCCAAAGTCGAGGCATACGACGCGGCCTTGGCATTCTCCTCGTTCGCGATCTTGAGCTGCTTGAGCTTGTCCAGTTCCTCGGCCAGGCCCTTCAGCTTGACCTGCTGCAGCGATGTGATGCCCTTCAGCTTGCCGGATTCCACTTCAAACTGCAGTTTAGCGACTTCCGTTGCGTCTTTGCGTTTATCCACCTCGGTATTAATGAGCGCAATTTGTCGGCGATAGCCTTCTTCACTGCTTTCAAACTGGGACTGAAGCTGCTTCGCAGCATTCGCAGCGGCCTTAGCTGCAGCTTGCGCGTCGGCAGTCGGAGCCTTAAATGTTCCGCGAGCCCCCTCCTTATTCAATAAAGCGAGAGCGTCAGCAATTTCTTTGATCTTGCCGCTAGCCTGACTGGAGGAGCCAGCCTGGTCGATTTTCACCCACAATTTGTTGTAGCGGGCATCCATTTTGTCCAGATCGTCAGCTACACCAGCTGCGAGCTTCGAAGAGTTTTCCCTGACCTTTCCGATTACCTCAGTAGGCTTTGACAGGTCAACCCCGTCAAAAGCACCACCGATGATCGTAACAAGCCCCTTGATCGATCGCCCGGTAAGTTCAAAGGCATACGCCACAGCCAAGGCGGATTTGGCGCTGATGTCCAAGATAACGCGCAGGCCCTCTGAAAGCGCGGTTACCGACTCGGTGTCTTGGCTCAGATCAAATAAAATGCCTGAGTAATCAGCAAGGGTAGGCATCAGGGCAGCAGCAACTTGGTTCTTTATCCCCGCCATGGACTGTTCGGCTAGCCATCCAGCTGCTGCCAAATTCTGGGTGGCGACAATAGTCTTCTCGTCCATGATGGCGCCGGCTTTCTCAGCTGCGTCGCCCAGCACCGCAAACCCGGCCCCATTGTCCCGCAGAAGTGGGAGTAGTAGGGTCGCATCGTTTGCCAGCGACTCCATCTGTTGCGTCATTTCGGCCTGACTCAACCCAGCTTTTTGCAGGCTAGTTGCGAACAGCTGTAATGCCTGAGGGCCAGACAGATTGCGAAACTGCTCAGCGGTGACCCCTACCTTGGGGGCGATTGTTTTGAAAAAATCTTGAAGCTCGCCACCGCCATTCAACAGAAAGTCGCCGACCTTGTCGTTGACGTCCTTGAAAATGTCGGCAAGCTTGTCATTTTCGACGCCTACTGCCTTAGCGCCAGCGGCGTACTTCTGAAATTCTGTCGTGGTGCTACCAGCGACCGAAGCGAATCGGGTGATTTCTCCAGCAGCCTGCACGGTGGAAACGGTAAAAGTTGCCAGTGCTGCGACACCAGCCGCAACCCCAGCGCCAACGGCAATTCCTGCAGCCTTAGCTCCTTTCTCAACTTCCTTGCGCCACTTTGCAGAGCTTCGCTCGGCCTTGTCCATCCCTGCTACGAAACCGCCAACTTGGGCAATAATATCCAGAGTCAAAGTGCCTAATGACTTTGAGGCCATCTCTTTCTCCGAGCAAAAAAAAAGCCCGCAAAGCGGGCTTATGTTGAGGCGGTAACTACCTACTGAGGACTTTGGCTTTCGCGGCCTCGAACTCTTCAGGAGTAAGATGACCGCGCTCTTTCAATGCTGCCAACTTTTCAAGCTCCTGATAGGAAGCCTGCTCAGATGGTTCGGGTTTTGACTGGATCACAGACTGCTGTGAGTCCGGATGTCTTACCGCGCTCACAGACCAAATGAAGGCTGCAATCCACCCGATACCGGTCCAGCCGAGAAGTAAGATCACAAAGAATATCGGTACTTTGTTGTGATGGCGGCGCGCTACCGAGATGATGAATGGAAGGAAGTACAGTACAACCATCCCTATAAGCATTGGCACTGCATCAAATGGTGCTGAATTTGCGGACATGACCTGGGCTCCCTGTCTCCCTGCCGTAGAGGGTGGCAATCTACCACCTCCTCGCGGAATGACCAAAACCATCAGGTCCACGTCGCCATAGCCAGGTCCAAACTGGCGGCTACCTGATCCCCATGCCTCATGAAATCATCGGGGGCATAAGGCTCTGGTCGGACCTTGCGGTCACGGACCTGGTTGGCCAGCATCGATGCCAGCAATGCAGCACCTCGCTCCACGCGCATTCCCACGTGAAGCGAGCCGCGACGCCTCTGGTACTTCACCCAGGAATGGAATTCGCGCAGGCTCAGGTTTTCTTGCGCTTCCGCGATCGTGCGGCCGCCGACTCCGGCGAGGACGAGTTCGTGCCAGAGCTCGTCGAGGTCGGTGAGCTCGTCGTCTTTCCCAGGTTGTTCACCTCATGGATGGCGGTGAGCAGCGCTACGGTGAGGTTGCCGTCCAAGGCACCAAGGCGCTTGGTGCTCTTCGGGTCTTTCGCCAGCTCAGCCTTATCCAGAGGGCCATGGGTGATATCCAAGACCGAAAAGACAGGCTGCCCTTCCTCGTTGCAGATCGCTGCGGCAATGCGACCGGCGATGCTGTCTTGGTGGCCTGCTGCAGCCAGAACATCACTGACGGCTGTCTGGTAGCCCAGAGGGCGCACAAATACTGTACCGGTGAGCTGTTCGCCGCCCTGGCGCCAGGTGATTTCCTTTTCAACGGGCCGGCCAGTGAACGAGCCGACCTGCTGCAGCGTTTCAATATTGAGCTTCATGGGCTACCTCAGGCAGTTTTGCGAATCCAGGCGGAGCCTCCCGAGCGCTGGATGGATACCGCGGTGCTAACAACAGCGTTGGCGGCGAAGTCGAAGGGGAAGTCGGCGACATAGCCCTGGAAAACGAACCAGGTGCGGTCCTCGGGCAGCTCGAAGTCGTCGCCGGCCGTGGCCACCGTGGGGAAGGATGTCTGCTTGCCCTCCGCGTCCACGGGACCATCGGACCAACCCACGGCCCAGCGCAGGGTGGTGTCGCCATTGGCCTCGGATAGCTGATGGAGACGAATGTGGCTCGGGCTGTCCGGATCAGCGTTGATGGTCAGCGAGGCCTGGCCAGGTGTACGCAAGCCCGGTTTGTAGGTGCGCTCGTTGGAGCTGAGGCACGTGTCCTCGATCTGCTCCTTGGGCGATCCGCCGGGGTTGAAAGCCGTTGCGCACTCCACTTCCATCACGGTCATTGGACCGGTGCCAGAGGTTGGCGGTACCAGGGCAAAGACCTGGGTGCCTTGGGTCAAAATCGACATGGTGGTCTCCTGTCGGGCAAAAAAATGCCCGCAATTGGCGGGCCTGGTTGGCTCAACGGCGGACTATCCAGTCCACGTCGAAGCTGGTTCGAAAATTCTTGGTCGCTGAGTCGCGGGACTCGCCGCCCCAGCGGGTGACGTAGGCACGCAACTCAATTGCATCGCGGATCGCATCGCGCACCTGGCGCACTGACTTGCTGGTGGTGCCGTACACGTCGACCTGCAGGGTGAAGCCATCGGCATCAGGCCGGCCCGCCAGGTAGTTCTCTGGACTGCCGTTCACCAACTGCCATACCGCATAGGGCTTGCCCACGCCTTCAGGCGCCTCACCGAATGGGTACATGCGCAGGTCAACGCCACTTCCCAGCAGCGCGGTGACACCAGGGTCAGCCGCGCAAACGCGTTCAATGGGTGGTGTCATGAGGATGCAGCCTTCTTCGCAGCGCGCCGGATAGCGCGGTCGATCGCCTTCTCGTACTCGGTGACGAAGGTGTTGGTGACTTCGCTGATGCTGTTGGCCAGGGCCGGTCGCATGAACGGGACCGCGGCCATGTGCTCGGTACCGAACTCGAGCAAGCGCCAGTGAGGCGTCGGTGCGTTCGGGCTGAGGTCGCCGCCATCCTTGAGCACGGCGCCGTGCAGCACGCCGATCCGAAACCCCAGGTTGCCGGTCTGCTTGAACAGCCGTCCATTCCAGCGCAGGGCGATGTTGTCAGCGATGGATCGCCCAGTGGCCTTGTCGTCGATCCGCTCGGCGCGCTCCTTGGCGTTCTGCATCACCACCTGGGCGGCTTTGCGCAACGCGGCCCTACCACCCTTGCGGCGAACGTCGTAGCTGACGGCGTCCAGCTTGCCCAGCAGGCTTTCCAGCCCGGTGATGCTGAACTCGACGCCGTCAGCCATCCTTCACCCCCTTCTCGACCAAGATCGTCAGATAGTCGAGGCCGGACTTGTCGTCGGCCAGAGGTGGCCCGACGATGCTGTACACATCGCCCCGGTAAAGGATGCGCATGGTTGGAAGAACACCTGGTCGGTACCGGATTACCATCCTGCCAGTGGCCTGTGCCTGGCCGGCCTGGGCCGAGATGAAATCTCTCGCCGATAGATCCTCTACGCGCGCCGGGCACTTTGGCCATCGAGTTACCCATTCAGGCTCGCCGAACTCCAGGGTCACCGGATCGCGCACTGGCACCAGCTCCTGGATATCGATCCGGTGCCGGAGCTTCCCGGCCTGCATCACACACCCATCCGGATGCGGTATGGCATCAGAAGGTGTTGCGAGGCCAGCGGCAGCTCGGTGGCAATGGTGCCGGTCACCACGTCCTCGCGGTTGGCGAACAGGTGCCCAAGCTTCAACAGGCAAGCCGCCTGGATAGAGGGGTTGAGCACCATGCCGTAGGCGATGGCGTCGGCCTGGCCATACGCATCGGCCAGAGCCTGGCGGGCGTGGTCGAGCAGTCGGCAGCGCAGCGAGTGGTCCTGCTCAGCCTCCGCTGCAGCGACAGCCGCGGCGTTTGCCTCCTTGGCCTGTTGCAGGGAAGCAGATACGCCGGCACGGGCGCTGTCGAGTGATATCTGGTCCAGGTAGAAGCGGCGGTTCAGGAACTGCATGGCCGCCTCCTCTGCCGCATCAAGCTGCGCCTGGACCAGCACCTGATCCTCCGGCTCGGCCAGCAGATGATGCATGGCCACGTCGATGGCGATCACGGACATGGATCACTCCTTGGGCTTGGTGGCCGCTCCCTTGCCGCCCTTATTGGCCGGCTCCGGTGCCTTCTTGTTCTCTGGCTCCTCGGCTTTCTTCACGGCGTACTCCTCGATCAGGCCGTTGCGCAGCAAGTCACGAGCACGCAGCTCGTCGACGGTGATTTCTTGGTTGCGCTTGACGTACTCGCCACCGTTGTTGAAACCCTTGATGGTTTTGACTTTGACGTCTGGCATGTGCGGTCACGCCCGGTTTCCCGGGCGCGCTCCTGAGCTGGTTACGGGGTGGCTTCGAATTCACCGTGCACGAACGACTCTGGGCGATACACCGCCAGCGCCAGACGCTCCTCGGCGCGGATGGTGACCATGTTGGTGCGGAAGTTGTCACCGTCTTCGGTGGAGACCTCGACAGCCGCTTCCTCGCGGTCGAATACCTGGGCCGCGATGTTCATCGCGCCGACCAGGAACTCGCCCTCTGGCACCGCATTGCTGTCCACCACCGGCAGCTTCCATAGACGCTGGACGCCGCCTTCTTGGACGTTCACCCAGATGTAGGAGCCGTTGGCGTCCTTGGTCAGCTCGATGTCTGCCCAGTCCACAGGGTTCAGCGCGATGGCCGAAGCACGGTACTCGGCAACGCGCACCTGCAGAATCGCGCGGCGCAGGGTGTCGATCTTGGTGTCGCCGGTTTTACGCAACGCCTCGTTGAAGGCGGTGGCCTGCGGGATCAGGCCCAGCAGGTTCTGCCCGGTGCCGTCGCCGGCCAGCAGTTGCTCCTCTTCCTTGTACTTCAGGCCGTAGATCGCGCGGCCGTTGATGTAGCTCTGCAGGAGCGGGATGTCCGACAGCACCTGCTTGGAAGCGCGGAACCAGTGGGCAATGGTGATGACGTTGGTGGTCTTCAGGCCGAAGGACAGATCGGACTGCGCCTTCGCAGCGCCCTCACCCGCCTGGGACGCGGCCATGTTCTGGAAGCCGGTTTCCTGCACGAACTCGACCGCGTTCGAGCCGGTGCGCCCAGGCATGATCAAGTCGCGAATGGTGAACTCACGCTCGGGGCCCACCACGATGCCGGGCACGCGGGTCGGCTGGATGCCTACACCGACGCCACCGGTGCCGGTGGTAGCACTGGTGATGTTGGTCACGGCCTTCCGGCCCACACGAACGATGCCGCGACCGCGAGTTTGCAGCGACTTGAAGTCGTCGCATTCGGTCAGCTCCTCGCCAGCCGACTTGAAGTCGATCGGATCATTGGCCGAGAAGCGGCGAGCCATCTTCTGCTCGATCTCCTGCAGGCGGTCCTGCAGGCCCAAGCCGTCCTTCACCAGGCCGTCGAGGATGGTCTTGGTGTCGGCCAGGATGGTTCCGTGCGACTTGATTTCTTCAGTAGCCTTGGCGGCGAACGCCTTGATCTCTTTGTCGCGCTCATCGAGCAGGTCGTTGACCGCTTTCAGTTGCAGCTTGTCTTCGGCGTGCTCCTTGCGCTGGAACTGGCGGTGTTCGGAGCGAGCCTGGTTGCTCATGGCGTTATGCATGATGAATCCTCAAAACGATGGGAGAGAAAGTGCCGGGCGAGACTTCAACGCCTCGACGATTTCGATTGCTGCCAGGTCGCCCTCGGACTCGCTCCGGAGCAGGTGCTGCAGGCCACGGTTGGCAATCACCGTAGACTGAGTTTTCGAGAAGCCTGCCTCGCGCAGGAGCAACTCAAATTCGGGCATCGATGGCAGGCCGCCATGGGCCAGCTTCGACTTGATGGTGTCGGTGCGCGCCTCGTCGTTGGCGGGCACGGTGACAATGGAGATCTCGATCAGGTCCAGCTTGGTCAGGGTGCGAATGCGGGTCTTCTCGTCGAAGCTCGATTCGCGGACGTAGTAGCCAATCGACAGGCCGGTGATGGAGCGGGTCTGCATGCCGCGATACGCGATACGGGCATAGGGCGCGTCTTCCAGCCAGAGCTCGCCGGCACCAAACAGCCCCCGATCATCTTCCTTGAGGCTGCTGATGTCCCAGCTGCCGATGGGCTCGCCGGTTCGGTGCTGCCAAAGGACCGGGAAGGTTCGCGACTTGGCCTTGGCTTCCTCGATCGACTCAAGGAAGGCGCCAGGCGCGACCACCTCGTTGTAGCTGTCGACCACGCCGAACACCGAGCCGTAGCCAGAAAAAAGGCCGTCGTCGCCGACAGCCTTCACGTCATAGTCGAAGGAGCGGTACTTGACCGCCGCCAGTCGATCCTTGTGTCTCATGGGGTATTACCTCTTGGCTGGTCGTTGAGCCAGTCGAGCAGCGCCGCCTTGGCCTGGTTGGCGCCGCCGGGGTCTTCGCCCAGCTTGTCGATCGGCAGCATGTTGGATTGCACGGTGAGCTTTGCCGCGTTGCCTCCCTCCGGGGGCATGTTCTCTTTGAGTCGGCATTCGTCCCGGGTGTAGATACCGTTCTGGGTCATGGAGCTGTAGAAAGCCGCACGCGCCGCGCTATCCATGCGAAGCAGCCCTTCCGGGTTGAACTTCACGTAGAAGCGCCGCCGCTCATCTGGGCGCAGCAGTCGCCGGTTGGCGCACATCTCGATGCGTTTGATCCAGGGAAGCAGAGTGAAGGACAGGAAGCCGATCATCTGCTGCTCCATGCCAGTACCCCAGCTGGTGGAGTTCTGCGTGTGTCCGACCATCCAGGGCGGCACGCGGAACCAGCGGCAAATTTCCTCGACGTTGAACGCCCTGGTCTGCAGCATTTGGGCATCCTCGGGCGTCATGGATACCTGTTGGTACTTCATGCCCGCTTCGAGAACCATCGTCTTGCCGTGGTTCGTCGCGCCGGAGAACTGCTTGATCATGTCCTCGCGGATGTCCTTTCGCTGGTCCGGCTTGAGGATCTGGTCGGTGGACAGCACGCCGCCCAGCTTCATGCCGTTGGCGAACATCTTCGCCGCCGACTCATCAGCGGCCATGGCCGAGCCAAGTACCTGCCGCCCGTAGGCCAGCGGCGACAGGCCGCAAAGCGGGTCCATCCCGAAGGCTCGAACGTGAACCATCTGATCCTCGGTAAGCGTGTGAGGTTTGCCGAAGTTGTCGGTGTAGCGGTACTCGATGGAGCCGTCCGCCAGGCGCCGCGGGGGCGACATGTTCTGCGGTAGCAGGAACTCCAAGCTCGTCAACGTCCGGCCGCTCTGGTGGGGCTCGCAGAATGCGTTCCCCTGCAGGAGCAGGCTGGCCATTACGTTCTCCCAGAATTCCACCGGAGTTTGGTCAGCGTTCGGCTGTTGGCTGATGACGAAGTTGACCGGGTGAGAGCTGGCCACCACTGGCGCACCGTTCTTGTCCTCGTACAAGGCGATCGGCAGCGTGGCGATGGTTTCGGCGATCAGTCGCACGCAAGCCCACACAGTCGAGAGCTGGAGAGCCGTTTGCTGGCTGACCACCTTCCCTGATGCCGAGTCTGTGCCGTAGAAGGTGTTCCAGAAGGCGGAGTCGGTGAGGCCGATCTTGCGCCCCGCCCAGCCCGCCAGGCTCGATGCCACTCCCGGCTCGGCCGACTTCACCAGGGCCTGGCCGAGGATCTGAGTGAGTGATTTAGCCACCGATCAACCCCTTGCGAATGAAGCCCGCGGCGATCAGTAGCGAGCCGGCCGCAGCCAGCAGCGCGTAACCCAAGCCGGCCAGCACGTATACGCCAGCGACGCCCAGCAGCAAGCCGCCAGCGGCAAGCACCAGAAAGATGATCAGGCCAGTTTTCATAGGTAGTCCCGTTAACCAACCACGATCGGGCTGGCAAGAAAGTCATCGAAGTGGCCGGAGTCGTCGATACCGAGCTTGATGGCCACGGCGCAGCCGGTGATCAGGCTCACCATGCCGTCGATTTTGTTCTCCGGGCGCTCCTTGTTGGGGTAGATGTTGTCCTTCACGTCCAGCTTCGCCACCACGTTCGAGGCCATCCAGGTCAGCACCGGACAGTCACCGTGGGCCAGCTTGCGCTGCAGCACCAGGGCCTCGACCTCTTTCATGGGCTCGCTCAAGTTCTGCACTGTCTGGCGCAGCTCCACCATCGGCAAACCTTCGGCGTCCATTTCCTGAGCCAGCTGGGTGGCCTGCCATGGGTCGTAGGCGTAGGCCCGGATGTCGAAGCGACCGGCAAACTCGCGCATGTCCTCCTTGATGACTTCGAAGTCAGTGACCTCCCCGTCGGTCAGGGTCAGCAGGCCGAGAGCATCGAACTCGCGGTACCGCGCGGTGTTGCTGTCCAGCTCCTCCAGCACCCGCGCCTCTGGTAGGTAGTACCTGGCGTGGATATGCCAGAACGGATCGTCGCCATGGGGCGGGAAGATCAGCAGGTTCGCAGCAATGTCGATCTTGCTCGCCAGGTCGAGACTGCCGTAGCACGGACGCCCCTCCAGTTCTGCAAGACTCTTCCTGACCGGGGCCTCTTTCCAGCGCAGCATGTTGAGCCAAGCATTCTTGGCGCCTACCCACTCATTCAGGTGCTTGGTGCGGAAGGTGGCCTGCTTGGTTGCCGACTGCATCGCGTCACGCTGGCGGGCCAGCAGGAAGTCCTCGCCGACCGAAATGCCGAAGTTCGGATTCGCCTTGCGCAGCGCGATCTCGCTGGTCCAGTCATCGCCATGGTCAATGGTGTAGAGCGCGGGCCAGAGATCCGGACGCTCAATGACCCCTTCCAGCATCCGCTCGGAGTCGCGGATCAGCTGGTGGCACGGCCCGCCGATGCTGGAACCCGCAGTGGTGATGACTAGCATGATTGGCTGCTCACGGGCGCCCATGCCGGTTTCCATGGTGTCGTAGAGCGTCGAATCCTGATGCTCGTGGTACTCGTCGACCACCGAGCAGGACGGTGAAGAGCCGTCGCCAGGTTTGCCAATGACCGGTTCGAAGCGCGACCCATCGGCCAGGACGACCATGTTCGAGGCGTTCACATCGACGCCATAGTGCTCTCGCAGGTCATCAGTCCGTTCGACCATCAGCTTGGCCGGCCTGAACACCTCCCAGGCCTGCTTCTCCGTGGTTGCGCCAGAGTAGACCTCGGCGCCGAACTCTCCGTCGGCAACGAACATGTACAGACCCACGCCGCCGCCGATGATCGATTTGCCGTTCTTCCTGGGTACGAACACCAGGATCGTCCGGTAACGCCGTGTGCCATCCTTCTTGCGGACCCAGCCGAACGGCACGCAAACCGAGAAGAGCTGCCAGGGCTCCAGCTTGATCAGCTGCTTCTTTCCGCCCCATTTACCCTTGGTGTGCGGCAGAAGCTGCAGGAACTTAGCGACTTTCTCCGCCTTGGCGGGATCGAATTTGTACGGAAAGTCCTTGCGCTTTGAGGCGGCCATGTCGTCGAGGTGACGCTGGGCCAGCAGCTGGATCCATTTGCAGACGAGGATCTTCCCGGCGACGACATCCTTGGCATACTTTTCGGCCGCCTTCATCAGCGGAAATTTCACCTTGGCCATCACAGCTCCGCGAATGCATTGCCCTTCGGCGCGTCTTTTTTACCCCCGCCCACCTTAGACCGGTCAGCCGGTGTCATGCCGAATTTGCCGAGCATGGCCTCCAGGCGCACTAGCTTGGCGGCAGGGAAATCGAGTGGGTCGTTGCGGAACTGGGCCAGTAGGTTGGCGGCCAGTTCCAGGCTGAGTCGGTCGGAGTTGGTCAGCACGTCCCGCGGGGCGTACTTCGCAATCTCCTTCCAGGCGTGGAGCACTGCTCCGTTGATGTGAGCCGGCGGTGCGGTCAGCTCACCCACCGGTTCGGCATCCTCACGGTGACGCTGGGGGTCTTTCTTGAACGCACCGGTCAGCTCAAGCACGTTGGTCGGCTTGCGCGGTCGGGCCATTTTGAAAACCTGAATTTTGCGGAAGTGGAAAAAAAGCTGAGGGCGCGGTGTCCGAGCGAAAGGGCCTGAACTTTTGACCCTCCCCCTCCCCATAGACGAGATTCCGTCTCATTTTCGCAGTTTTCGATCATTTTTTGATCGACTTCGACTCTCGCTGCGTCTTCGCCTTGTGACAGTCGCGGTTGATCGCCCGCAGGTTGTTGTCAACGTCGGTGCCGCCGTGGGCCAGGGCCACAATGTGGTCAACCTCATGTGCCTCGCGGATGCGGCCGAGCTTGGCGCAGTCGTCACAGCGGCACAGGTACTGATCTCGCTTCAGGATTCGCTCACGTTTGCGCCGCCAAGGGCGGCCACCACGGCCTGACCCCTTGCGTGTCGCCCATGCCTTGGCCTGCTCGGCAGCCAGGTCGGCGTGACCATCGCAGTAGCCGTTGGCGTTGCGATGCAGTGAGCGGCAGCCTTGGGCCCGGCACGGTCGCTGCGGCCTCAGCGGCATGGAGCGCCACTTAAGTAGGTGCTGGGCGGGGCATCGCCGTCACCCTCATCTGCCAGGGCTTCGATCAGTGCCAGGTTCTGGGTCGCGATCTGCTCCAGTAGCGCGGTCTGCTTCTGCTGCTCGGCCAGCACGTCGCTGAAGCTGGGTTGCAGCTGAGCCGTGATGCCCGCTTCAAGCACAATCAGCTCACAACTCAGTCGATCCGCCGCTCCCGCCAGGTGCTGAGTCAGTCGGTCCCGCACCTCGGCTTTGATCGGGAACGGAACGTTGACCACCAACAGGTCGCCCTTCTTCGGGCTGAGCTTCTCGATCTGATGAGAGAAGTTTTCGTGCTCGCTCATATGCCACCTTTGTCCATTTGTTGATCCATTCGCGCCGGGCGGCGCATCCGCTGCAGGCCATTACTGAATCGCTCGGTTCAGAGCCTCATCGGCTTTGTCTGCCGCCTGGGTGGCAGTAGTCGCTGCCTTCGAGGCCTTAGCCGCAGCGCTGTCGGTTCGCTTGGTCAGTTCGTCCATGAGCTTGTCACGCTCAGCCATCGCGGCATCGTAGGCCTGGCGGATCTCGTCCACCTGATGGGACTGGGTACTTGCCATGGCCCAGTAGGCAGACTGCCAACCCAGCACCGCGCCGCCAGCGATCAGCACCACAGCAATGACCCACACCTCCGCGCGACGCCACCAGCGGCGAGCAATGAATTCCAACGCGCACTTGTCCATCAGGCGGTACCTCCAAGCTGGGAGCGAAGCCGGGAAATCTCGGCGCTCTGACTGGTCACCTTCTCGGTGAGCTGGCCCACCTGACTGGTGAGGGCCTCGATCTTCCCTTCCATCCGGCCCACTGCTGCTGCGAGCTCGTTGCGCTCTTTAGCGAACTGATCCGCTCGGGCCTCAGCCAGCTTGCGGGCCTCGCGCTCGGAGTCGAGTAGTTCATTCAGTCGCCGGACTGTGCCGATGTCGGCGTTGTCCATCGCGCGATCGGCTGCATCCTTCGACAGGAATTTGCGCAGCCACAGAAAGCCGCCCAGCAGGACGGTGCCCGTTCCGCCCAGCCAGGTGGCTGTGCCTGGGCCGAAGTCGGTCGGGTCCATCCAAATCTCCAGAGACAAAAAAGCCCGCACTGGGCGGGCAAGGGAGCTACGCAGAAAGGGTTAAATCTGGTGGCTATAGAAGAGCGAGTAGGATTCGATGCCGTCGTTCGGCTGCTTGATGCCGGCGTTGGAGTAATGAATGGCTCTAATGCCCACCTTCTGGGTCTCGCCAATCTTTAGGCCAAGACCGATGCGATCCTCGAAGTTGAAGGCGGAGCCAAGGTCCTGATCACCAGCGGAGGTGCCGGAGAACACCGCAACGCCAATACCGGCCTCAACAAATGGCTTCACATCGCCGCTACCGAATTCATACACGAACACGGGAGCGAACGAGAGCGAGTGAGCGCCACTGGAAGCATCTCCTGCCTCCCAATAGGTATACCCAGCATCCCAGTAGCCGGTGAGACGGCCAACGCTGGACTCAAACCAGCTCTTGTCCCAGTTGAAGCCAAAGCCTACGCGCGCTGTGAGGCCGCCTTGACCGGTCGCTCCGAGCGCCCCCGAAAGCTCAGCGGCTCCGGCGGACGCAGCGAAAAGGGAAAACGCTGCAGCAGTTATGAAGGTTCTCATCACTAGGATCTTCCATGTTTGTTAGCAAGCTAATAGAACCATAGTGCTATCAAAAAACCATTTGTTACAAGGAAAATCTATATCCACAATGCCGCTTGTAGACCTTGGTAGTAACGGAACGGGGATGCTTGCCCAAGTCCCGAGTACGGATTACAAAGAAACATTGCACATTTCGACGCGCTAGAAGGAACTAGAGAATGTCCGCTGGGAACATCTACGTCATCGCCTACAGCCTCCACGGGGAGAGCCGTGAATTCATAGTCCGCGCCGAGCGGATGGATGACGCCGAGGCTTGGCACTGGGCGGCCTGCGAAGCTGGTGTAGGAGTCATTCCTAAATTCACCGCTTCGGATATCAAGAAGGTCTCTCGACCCGCGGCTGAGCGCTTCGGGATAACCGACGTCCAATGGCGGAGGTCAGCCAATCTATGAAATACCGCGTTGACTACAACCTCAAAGGCCATAGCAGATTCTGGATCTGCGACTGGTCTACTAGCCCGAGCGAAGACAACGTGCTTACCGCTCTCCTCCGCCTACATGCTCCCGCTGACACCCTATCCGAGATGCGTGCGCCGCATCGTTTATCACATGATCAACTGCGAATTGCGGTCGCCGATCTGGGCATTTCGGATGTGCGCATTGAGGGCAACGTATAGAGCGCTCGCAGCACAAAAGCCGACGCTGGCAAGTACGCCGGTCACTGCAAGGGCGCCGGTACTTGGCTCGGCCATAGGTGATGCTCCAGAAACGAAAAGCCCCGGTAAATGCCGAGGCTTGAAATAGTTCGCTCGATCTTCACGCCCAAACCCTAAAGTAGTTTCGCATGTCCTTGCGCTTCGGAAACATCGAACAACTGCCTGATAAATTCAAACTCATCAGCAGTCAGACCTCGTTTCGGGGAATGCTCCGCGAGCACTGATGATTTATGTTCTAGTGCGGCTTGCCATGCCTGCTGCCAGATAGTCCATTCGAGGTTGGTAGACACATCCAAATAGCCTTCATTCAACCGGGCAAGCAAATGTTCAGGCCTGGAAGCCTCAAACTGGTCACGCATTGTCTCTTTTTCACGCCTAACGGTTATTCGAACCTAGGGTATCGGCATGGCCACTCACAATTTTAGGCTTATCGCAAAAAATGGAGAATGGATAACTGGCATCGGGAGATCGTCAGAAATTAAAGGCGCCCGCGAAATGGCGAGGCCTTGGAATAAGTTGCGGAGGGCCGGCGCGTATCCGGCTTGTTGGTCTGGATCGCTGGGTCACGTACCCCAGACTCTCATCGCGTAGTCGATCAGGGAGCGCACGGCTTTGATCGACGCCACTACCGACTTAGCCCGGCTGCCCGAGCGTGTCATCCGCATAAGAAAAAGCCCAGCGGGAAAGCTGGGCTTCTTGAAATAGTTTCGCTTTAGGCTCGGCGCTCACACCCCGGCCTAGAGGTGTCAATGATCAGGTCGCCCTCGACACGGAAACCGATCATACCGAACAGGAAGGAGTGGTTCAGCTGGCTCATCACGACATCGGTAAGGCCCACAGCACATTCGTCCTTCTGAATCGCATGATCCATAGCGGTCTTCATGTTAGGGATGCCGGTGGGGAAGATGATGACAGGATAGTTATCCTCACCAATCACTCGCGGTCCCTTCACAAACTTCGAGGAGTTGATGTTGTAATTCTTGGTGCTGGCCACCGTCATGTCTGCAACACGAACAGTGCAGCCAGATACGATTGCGGCTGCGGCGATGACTGCGAGTACGGCTTTCTTCATGGTTCCCTCCGGTTTGAGGGCGCGAAATATATCAAAAAGCCATCACTATAAAAACCCCGACGCAATGGCCGGGGTTCGTTGGTGTCGCGTTGCTTGCAAGCTGGACACGCTGCTATGAAAGCAGGTGTTTATCCGCCCGCATAGAGATTTTTAAGCCGCCTCTCGAATTTCTTCGAGCGCGCAGTCAATCCATGCCACGCCGGCCTTGATGATCTCCCGGGCCTTGCGCTCGGACATGCCTGCTTCCCTTCCGACTCGCATGGCTGGGTGCTTTGAGCCGTAGTAGGCCCAGACGAAGTCACCCATTTGCTGGTTGCGCTTCGTCAGCCTGGCCACCGCTCCGTCGATGATCAGGGCCAGGTCGTCTGTGATGACATGCTGCCGAGCACCGCCCTCGCTGGGTACGTTGTCGCGCATGAGCGCATAGAGTGGTGACACGTAGCGTGGCACCCCCATCTCACTCATTCGCCACCAGCCCCACTGCTCGAGCATGTATTCGGTGTCGCCCAGCGCCTTGTCCACGTAGGTTCGTTTCTTCATGCAGCCCTCCGGGGCGTTGGGTCGGTGTTCAGGCCGAACAGCTCGCGCAGCAGCTTGTCAGCGTGTTTGTTCTTGGCGTTGCCTTCGGTGATCCAGCCCTTGGCGAACTGCTCGAAGCCCACATTGGCGCGCGCGGCGTGCCAGTCAGCCACGATGTCCATCAGGGCTGCCGAAGCGATTCGGCCGTTGTTCTGCTCCAGCAACATGCGGTTGCCAACCTTGAGGAACTTACACTCAACGGCGGTCATACTTTTGCGCGGTAGCGCCGCGGTAACGTTGCTCATCGAGCCACCTCCTGAGCCATGCGAGCCTCTGCGATTCGAACAAAGCCCAGGAACTGGTCGGCGGGCATCGACTCCTTGATCACGTCGAGGATGACGCGATCCATGTGCAGCTGAGACTGCGCCTTGGCCTCCTTGCGCATCTGCCCGCAGCGGTACAGCAGGCGGGTGCGGTCATGGTTGAGGTGCTTGAGTGCGGCCTTCGCCCGGTTGTACCAGGCTCGGTCGTATGGCGTGCCCTGGATGGCGCGCTCGACGGCCTGCGCCAGCGACAGCTCCAGGCGGATAGCGTCAGCCACCAGCTGCTCATGCAGGGCCTCACAGGCCTCAAGCGTCTCTGGCAGCTCGCGTGGGCCGACCAAACGCTGATGCACGCCTTCGGGTTTCGGGGTATTGCCAGTGGCAACAGGCTGCCCGGCACCAGCACGCTTGCTGACACTCACCGAAACGACCGGGGTCGCAGATTTGCCAGCGCCTGCGCGTGGCCACAGATCAGAAAGTTTCATGGTGCTTGCTCCCCTTACGGTGCTTGGAGAAATTCAGGACGCGGCCCATCTCGACCTCGTCGTCAGGTGGGAGGCGGTTGCCGGCGAAGTTGACGAAGCGGGCGTACTGCCCTTGGCGCTGTACCAGGCAAGAGCCCTGGGGGGCTTGGCGCCCCTTGTCGAGGATCAGTTCGGTAACGCCCTGCTGCCCCGCTTCCGACTCCGGGTCGTGATGAACCAGGATCACGGCGTCGGCGTCCTGTTCGATCTGGCCGGAGTCGCGCAGGTCGCTGGCTTGTGGCTTCTTGCCGGGGCGGCTCGCCGGGTTTCGGTTGAGCTGCGCCAGCACCAGCACCGGAACGCTCAGTTCCTTGGCCAAGTTCTTCAGGGCAATGGATATCTTGGCCACAGCGTCGGTACGGCTCTGGTTCTTGCCTTCGGTGCCCACCAGGCCCAGGTAGTCGATCATCAGGATGTCGAGGCCCTGTTCGCGTTGCCGCCTGGCATCTGACCGGATAGCGCTCATGGTCAAGCCGGGCGTGTCGTTCAGGTACAGCTGAGCAGACTCGATCTTGCTGCCGGCCGTCCCAATGCGCTGCCATTCGTCCTCATCCAGGCTCTTGACCTCCTCCATCCGGCGCAGGTCAATACCGCCCTGAGAGGCGATGGTGCGGACGGTCAACTCCTTCTCGTCCATCTCCAAGCTGAAGATCAGGCCCACACCAGCACCACGGATCGCGATGTGGTTGACGATCTGAAGGCCCAGCATGGTCTTGCCGCTGCCAGGGCGACCGGCGATCACCACCATGCTCTTGGGGCGCAGGAAGCCGATCAGTTTGTCCAAATCGGCCAGGCCGGTGGAAAGCTTCGGCGGCGCTCGGTCGTCCAACACCTCCTGCATGCCGTCGAACACCTTGGGCAGCACCTCGGCCATACGCTTGTAGCCGACCTTCTCGGAACCCTGCAGGTCGCGCAAGTCAGCGATGGACTGCTGGGCCTGGGCGATGATCTCGTCCGGCACCAGGCCGTTTGCAACAGCAGCCTTTGCAGAATGACCA